TCTAGCAGAACTTGCCGGCGCCAAAATTAGCTTTGTGAATTCTTTGTTGCCATGGAGCAACAACTATTTTGAATACGATGCCAACATCACTGTGCCGCAATTGGATCACTACACCAAAACACTGTTGCAGTCTGATCTAAGAGATGACGTTGAAATCATTGATCTGTATCACCATATACACCAACACTATCAACAGGCTGGCGGAGTGTGTCCTAACATTTGGTTGAACTTGTATGAGTCCCTTGACCAGTTAAAAGTTGACACTCATAGTGTTTATGACAAACACCCTGCATTGAAAAGTCAAAAAATATTTGCAGAATTTTTACGGAAAAAAATGTGCCTCAAGCCCGATTAATAATACGTGATGAAGTAAATGTGAAGATTGAAGGGCTTGAGCTTGACGTTCGTCGCGCACTGGTCAATAAATTCAAATACGATGTTCCTTATGCACGTTACTTGCCAGCGGTGAGACTGGGACGTTGGGACGGTAAAGTGGCCTACTTCCAACTTGGCGGCAGTACCTATTTGAATCTGTTGCCTGACATCATCCCTGTGCTGGAAGAATATCATTATGACATCGAGCTTGACGATCAACGCGAGTATAAAACTACATTTGATTTCGCTCCTGTCAATAAAGATTCCTATCAACACATCAAATGGCCTGTTGGGCATCCGCAGGCTGGACAGTGCATGGAACTGCGTGACTATCAGGTGCAGGTAGTCAATGACTTTTTGTCGAATCCACAGTGCCTACAAGAAGTTGCCACTGGCGCAGGCAAAACAATTATGACAGCCGCATTGAGCGATGCTGTCACGGCATATGGTCGCAGTATTGTGATTGTACCCAACAAGAGTCTTGTGACTCAGACTGAAAAGGACTATGTCAACATGGGCCTGGATGTGGGTGTGTACTTTGGTGACCGCAAAGAATTTGGCCGTCAACACACCATATGTACCTGGCAAAGTCTCAACAATTTGCTGAAGAACACAAAGTCAGGCGAAGCTGACATCACCATTGGTGAGTTCATTGAGGGAGTGGTGTGTGTGATTGTTGATGAGGTACACATGGCCAAAGCCGATGCACTAAAAACCCTATTGACTGGAGTATTCGCACACATACCCTTGCGCTGGGGACTCACTGGAACTATTCCCAAAGAACTGTTTGAAAGTCAGGCCCTGTTGGTGAGTCTTGGTCCAGTGATCAGTCGTCTGGCAGCAAGTGAGCTACAAGACCGCGGTGTGCTGGCGCAGTGCCATGTCAACATAGTGCAATTGGTTGATCATCAAGAACACACCAACTATCAAAGCGAGCTTAAATACTTGTTGGAAGAGCCGGGCAGATTAGATGCCATGACTCGACTGATTCAACAAGTCAATACAACCGGCAATACTCTGGTGCTGGTGGATCGTGTGGCAGCTGGGCAGGCACTGGTTCAACGATTGGGCGACCGTGCTGTGTTTGTGTCAGGTGCAACCAAAGCAAAAGACCGACAGGATGAATATGACCAAGTGGCAGAGGCAACAGACAAAATTATCGTTGCAACCTATGGCGTGGCCGCTGTTGGCATTAATATTCCCCGTATTTTTAATCTTGTTCTTGTTGAGCCTGGCAAGAGCTTTGTTCGAGTTATTCAGAGCATAGGTCGCGGCATCCGCAAAGCCCAAGACAAAGACCATGTTCAAATCTGGGATATCACCAGCACCTGCAGATTTGCCAAACGTCATCTTACCAAACGCAAGACATTTTACAAAGATGCCAACTATCCATTTACGCAAGAACGTCTGGAATGGATTTAGCGCATGTTACCAAAAAATCTTTGCCTGGCACCTTTTAGTTACATCACCGTTGATCCTGCAATGAACGTGAGCCCTTGTCCGGCGTTGGGCGGTAGTACCTGGCAGTTTCCTGATAAAAGCATAGCCGAAGTGTGGAATAGCACAGTTCTTGATGAGTTTCGGCAGCACATGCTTGACGATCAGCGACACGAAGTCTGCCAGAGATGTTGGGCAGAAGAATCTGTGGGCATGAAAAGCGAACGTACAATGCTGTATGATCCTGCTAGTGATCCTCAGGGCACCACTACAGAGATATTAGAAAGCAAACTAACTCCTGTGCATGTGATCAAGCCTGAAAACTATCAGCGTGGGCCAATGCAATTGGTAATCAAAGTCAGCAATCTTTGCAATCTTAGATGTCGTAGTTGCAACAGCCAAGACAGTGTGACCATGCGATCCGAAGGTGAAAAATATCAAAAGATATACAATCCCAAAAGCAATCCAATGCTGCGAGGGTCCGGAAAGATACCTCCGCTGAGTGACATTCAAGTTGATGAAATAATCAAAATAGCCGACAACTTAAAACGCATTGAGTTCTACGGTGGCGAGCCGTTGCTTGACCCACAGTTGCCAAATTTACTGGCACGGTTAGTTGAAAAGAATCTAGCAAAAAACATCAACATCAACATCAGCACAAACATCACCAACCGGATATCTCCGGAGTTGGTGGACACCTTGAGTCACTTCAATCATTTTAATTTGAATCTCAGCATTGACGGTTGGGCGGAGAAATTTGAATATCTAAGACATCCCGCACGTTGGGACACAGTGTGTGAAAACATTGATTGGTTTGTAAATTTACGAGACTCAGGTCCTATAAACATGAGCTTGCTGCCGGTTATCACTGTAACCAGCATGAATGTTTTTTATCTAGATGAACTCATTGACAATTTGTACAGTCACTATCAACTCACGCCGTTTTTAATCAAAGCCTGGTATCCCGAACACTTTGACATTGCAAACATACCTGATGCTGTGGGCAAGCAAATAGCCCAACGTCTTAGACAATACACAAGACATGATTTATCTCCCATTGCCAATGCACTGGAACAGCCCGGGGACAATCAACGTTGGGTGGAATTTCAACAGTGGACAAAGTTCTTAGATCAGCACAGGCAGGAAAGCTTTTCCAAGACTTTTCCTGAGTATGCAGAACTATTAAACTTGCATGGTTGCGAACCTACATAAAGATCTGTTATAATAATAGAATGAAAATACTAACACTTGACAATACTCCGTATGATCTAGATCATCTACCCGACGAAGTTGATGACATGCGTTTTTCTATTTTAGACAATAGTGATCCAGCCAATACTGACTATCACTATATTCCTTTGATATTCTTAGAGAGCTTTGTGGCCCCGGCATTGGTTCTTCGCATAGGTGAGCATTCTGTGCGCATGCCAGTAGATTGGCAAATACTGATTGGAGAACCTGACTTGGGTGATTTAGAAATGCTGCCACTGACATCAATCAATGATCGTGGATTCAAGGCCTTTGAGTTCAACCCACTCAGCAGTTTTCGGCCCAGCTTCCCTGACATAGAAATCCTTGACGTATATCATGAAGTCACTTGGTATGCACCCAAACTTAAAAATGGTCAAATGCTCACAGTGCCTATATCCACCGGCGAAAAACCTCAATGTGTGTACTTTGTCAAAGACATATCACGTAACTGTGAGATAGTTGATTATCGCAAAGCCTGGTAAGTACCCTATAATAGGAGTCTGAATGAACACACAATACACCCAACCACGCAGCACTGTCTCAACCAGCCCAGAAGTTCGTGGCGGCGTCAGTGAAACGATGAAGAAAGTCACTCAACACAGCCAAGATCAGTACAAACTGCTAGAGGAACGTGTTAATATACAGCATGGGGAAATACTGAGATTGCATAGAGAAATTGGCAGACTCAAAAATTACATTGACGAAGTACAACAGAAACTACGACGTGGATAAACTCACAATACAGAATGAAATGCGGCAATTGGACACAAAGAATCGCCGTTTCTATGAAGAACTAACTGACGAAGAGCGTAAGAAGTTTTCCAACTACCTCATGATTCGCTGGAGCAGTTCTGTAGAAGGATCAAAAGAGATACAAGAATACTATCTGCAGAGTTGTAATCACTATCTCAACAAAAACTTTTTTGCCATCAATCGTCATCCCAAATTGCAATGGTTGTGCGCCACTGCTGTGAGTCCAGATCTAGGCACGCATCGGCACAAATGGATTTCACCCAAGAAGAAGCAGGGATCAGATTCTGCTATACGCAAACAGCTGGCAGAATTCTATCCCACGTACAAGAGCGATGAATTGGATTTGTTGGCTCGAATTACAACAAAAAAAGAAATTGATGAGCATATTCGCAAACACGGTGAACCATGAACATTCAACATTACCAAGCCTTGGCATGGAAATTACAGAAACTCTGACATTTACATGTCGCTACTGTGACAAACACTTCCAGCGAGAACGCAGCTTGGAAGTGCATCTTTGCGAACCCAAACGTCGAACTCAAGAGCAACATGAACGTGGTGTGCAACTGGGACTTCAAGCCTATGTGAAGTTCTATGAAATGACTCAAGGATCAGCACGTTTAAAAACCTTTGAAGATTTTGCTGCAAGTCAATACTATCGTGCCTTTGTGAAATGGGGCAGGTATTGTGTAGGTGTACGGGCCATCAATCCCGAACAGTTTCTTGCATGGTTGTTAAAATACAACAAAAAAATTGATCGTTGGTGCAGCGATCAACTCTATGAAGAATATCTATGTCAATTTTTGCCACGCGAAGGAGTCAGCGATGCACTGGAGCGAGGAATGAAAGAGATACAAAACTATGCAGACGAGCATCCAGATCTTCGCAATGGATGCAGCGATTATTTTCGCTATGCTCCCAGCAATCGTGTTTGTCATCATATCACCACAGGCCGGATCAGTCCTTGGATTGTGTACAACTGCAATTCAGGCATTGAATTCATAGACTCTCTCAGCGCAGAACAAACCGCAATTGTGATGCCTTGGATAGACCCTGACACTTGGTCAAAGCGTTTTGCAGATATGACTGCGGATGTTGAATGGTCGCGCCATATTCTTCAGCAGGTTGGACTCTGAATCATCTCAACATCACTGTACACAGCGAAAGTGTAGGCTTGCAGGTATTTGACAAATACTATGCTTATCGTCAGAGTTGTAACGCACATAAAAATTATCAAAGTGATGTAACTGTTACATTTGGTGATCCCATCAAAGGTGCATGCAATTTATTGTATGCCTACATGCCTGCTGACCCAGTTGATACCACAAATCATGATCTGATATTTTACGAAAACTGCAGCGAAGGGCTAGAAGTTGCTACCCGACAAATACAGCATGGCATACAATCAGATCCTGATCAGTACCTGCTGTGTGGTGCTTATCTTGACAAAAATCACGGTGACTACAATAAAATTATCCCTTGGAGTCTGTGTCATGCGTTGTTTATAGATAGATACACTCGTGGATTTTATCCAGCATACTTTGATCGTGCGCAACACAAAGTTTATCAACGCGGTCCAATCTGGTACATCAATGGACAACGCCGGGCCTGGAGACATTGGGCCCTACAGGAAATCGTAAAAGCAGTACCCAGATTACCGATTAAGGATTCCATAAGCCAACGGGTATGGCCGGACGAACAATGTTTTTTTGAGACCAGCGAAGACACCCAGGCTCGACTGCAGTTGAACAGTGATATAACTACGCCAGAAGAAGCTATTACTTACTACACCACCGATGCTGTGCCAATTGGCATAGATCAAAAGTTTGGTACAATAGCCCCGGGTTGGTTTGTGTTACCAGAGTATTACCAATACTATTGTACTGTGTTTCCCGAAAGCAATTGGATAAACAATCAAATACAGCCCAATGAAAAGTTTTTTAAGTGTTGTGTGGCTGAGACCATTCCCATGCCCGTGGGTGGCGCCAACATCAACCGTCTGTACCAACAACTAGGTTACCAGACTGCGTGGAATTTACTGCCGCCTGAGCTACAGCAATACGATCAAGAGCTTGACCATCTAAAAAGATACAGTATAATAGCAGATGCAGTGCAATGGTTAGCTGACAATCCCGGAGTATTTCGCACTCGTATTGCTGACCGCATACGGCAGAACAACAAACTCAATGTATTTGAGTCTACAGTAGATTTAGCCACCATGCATCGTTTAGATGAAATATTTGCCAATTACTTTACATTTACGCCATGAGCGCAGACATTGACATAGACTTTGCTGATCGAACGCAGATTCTAGAATTAATCCAACACATTCCTGCTAGACAAATAGTTGATGGGCAGGTACGCCGACACAACTCGGGCGTGTATGTAACTGATATTCCCTGGGATCCAGTAAACCAATGTGCTGCAATTGATTATCGCGAAGCCGAGCAGCGTGGGTATTTTAAACTAGATTTCTTGAATATGTCAGTGTATCAAGGCATTCGTGATCCGGCACATTACGATCAGCTGCTGACAGCCACACCACCGTGGCAACAGCTACAAGATCCTGCGTTTGTAGAGC